TTGGGCTATTTTTCTATGGAGGATAAACAAATGGCTAAACTGGTTTTGGATTCCAAGCGCGTCGAGTGCCTGGAGGTCGTAATTGACGGCAATAGTTACAACATCCCGCTCGGTTCAACTCTGAGCACTAAGGAGCTGAAGGGGATGGACGAGAGTGCAATGTATAAGTTCATCGAGTCACATCTCTGGGAGGGAGCCCTTGAAGAGCTTCCCGTCGGCATGGTCAAGCAATTGATCGACGCATGGAGTGAAGAAACCCAGAAGGCCGCAGGTTTATCCCTGGGAAAATCATCGGCCTCGCGCATTTCGTCGAAGAACACCGCGAGGCGTTGAATTTTGACCTAATTACAAAAACACACTATCAAGTCGAAGATGTCGGGGGTGTCCTGTCGTGGGATGCCCTCGACTCTTTTATTAAAAACATCGGTCCGGGCTCCGCATTAGCGCGTGATCTGGGCTATGACTTGGAAGGATGGGACACGAGAACAAAGACGAACGCGATCCTTGCGGATATATACGACGTTTTGCAGCTCATCAACAGGAACATCGTGGCATCAAATTCCAAGAAGCGCATTTCCGAGAAAATAACACCCTACCCGAGACCGGGCAGGGAAGACGATAAAAAGCGCATAGGATCGGGCGCGATACCAGTGACCGACTTGCGCGAATGGATCAGGAGGAAACAAGGACATGGCTGACAAGATCGAAGTCGCTCAGGCTTACGTCTCGATTATTCCCTCAATGGCTGGAAGCCAGGCCGAGATCACAAAAGAGCTGACAGGCGCAACAAACACGGCAGCAGAGAGCGCCGGAAGTGAGAGCGGCAAAAAGTTCGGCGACACGTTCGCCAGTGCTCTCAAAACTACGGGCGCAGTAATAGGCGCGGCACTCACCGCAGCGACAGGCGCAGCCGTTGCTACTGGCAAGGCTTTCATAGATGCGGCGAATGACGTGAGCGCTATGGGCGACGCCATCGGCGACAACGCGGCGAAAATGATGCTTGACACGCAGTCATATCAAGAGTGGGACTTCGTGCTGCAGAGAGCAGGCTCATCCATTGACTCAATGAAGACCGCGATGAAAACGCTCGCGAACGCTGCAGTCGATGGAAGTGAGGCATTTGATGCGCTCGGCATATCGCAGGAACAAGTCGCATCAATGAATCAGGCCGAGCTTTTTGAGGCTACTGTCAAGGCACTCCAGAACGTCACAGACGAACAAACGAGGATGGCGCTCGCCTCCGACTTGCTCGGCAAGGGAGCCATCGAACTCGGCGGAGTTTTCTCCATGACAAACGAGGAACTCGATGCGACCAAACAAAAAATGTATGAGCTCGGCGCATACATGGACGACGATGCCATCGCTGCATCTGACAACTATCAGGACACGATGATAGACGTGCAGGACTCTCTCAAGGGTCTCAAGATCTCCATGATGAAGGACTTCCTCCCCGGTATTACTTCCGTAATGACTGGACTGTCAAAGGTTTTCAGTGGTAACGGAGGAGTCGAGGAAATACAGGAAGGACTCCAGAGCGTGATCTCCAAGATCACAGAACTCGCTCCGCAGTTTATGAGCATCGCGGAGACTTTGATCCTCAGCTTGATCTCTGGCTTTGCTCCGATGCTTCCCCAGCTCGTGAGCGCAGTCTTCAACGTATTAGTGCAGGGCATAACGACCATAACGGGAATGATCCCCCAGATGATGCCGTCAATTATTGCAGGCATACAGGGAATCGTCGCGGCACTATTCCAAGCGCTCCCGGTAATCATTCAAGGCTTAACGACTCTCGTAATGTCACTCGTGACATGGCTCGCGGATGGTAACAACGTGCAAATGTTTGTCAGTGGCATCATCCAGCTCGTGGGACTTATCTGCGACCAGATCGGCGAGATCCTCCCGATCTTACTCCCTGCGGTAGTGACAATCATCACAGAGCTCGCTCTGGCACTCACAGACCCGAGCAATATGGAGATATTACTCAAGGCGGTCCTTGCGGTTGCCGAGGGTCTTTTCCTCGCGCTTGTTAATTGCGTCCCGGTGCTCATCGACTTCGTTATCGGTTTATTCGACAACCTCGGCGAGTTAATGGCTGGGTTCCTTGATAAGGGCGGCGACCTCGTCGCTGCAGGAATCACGGCGGTCGTTGACTGGCTCAAGGGCATAGGCACCAACATCAAGAACAACGTAACGAACACATTTAACAACGTCAAGAACACAGTTTCGAACGGCATCAACGCAGTCAAAAACTTCTTTACTAACGGCATAAATGCGGTCAAGAACTTCGTCACGAACGGACTCAATGCGATTAAGGATAAATTCCACAACATTTTCGAGACCATCAAGACGACAGTCCAGAACGGCATCGAGAAGGTCAAGAGCTTTTTCCACTTCGACTGGAGTCTCCCAAAATTAAAAATGCCGCACTTCTCAATTAGCGGAAGTTTTTCGCTTGATCCTCCGAGAGTCCCGAGCTTCGGGATCGAGTGGTATGCAAAGGCTATGGATGAGCCCGTAATGCTCAACGGCGCGACCATCTTCGGAGCAAAGGACGGCAAACTTCTCGGCGGTGGCGAAGTAGGCAGCGAGCTCATCATCGGAACGGATAAGCTCCTCAACATGATGCGCGACGCAGTCGGCGGAGATAAGAGAGACATCACGATCAACGTCTACGGCGCAGAAGGTCAGGACGTGAACGATCTGGCGAACCGCATCGCCTACAAGCTCGAAGAAATGACAACGAGGAGGAGCGCGGTCTATGGCTAAATTATTTAATCAAACCACTAACAGGCAGGGCCTTTTAGTATATGGGGGCGAAGCCTCGAGCGACTTCGGCATGGTAATCGCCGAGGCTCCAGCCTTCAACCGCTCAACACGGAAGCAGACAGTTTTCTCCGTTCCCGGAAGAAACGGCGACATCATACTCCAGCAAGACGCGTGGAACGACGTGCCGCGAAATTATAACGTCTGGCTTACGGAGGACGACGGCAAGGATCTCACGAGCAAGGTCGACGAGCTTATGGCATGGCTTAACTCGAAAAAAGGCTATCAGAGACTCGAGGACAACTTCGAGCCCGATGTCTTCCGTCTGGCTTACTACTCGGGCGGTGCATCATTTGAAAACCACCTCACACAGTACGGCAACGGAACGCTCTCGTTTACCTGCAGAGCGGAACGCTTTTATAAGTCAGGCGAGCAGCCGATCGAGGTGAGCAACGGCGACAAGGTCAACAACCCGACAAGGTACGCATCAAAGCCACTCATTCACATCGAGGGAAGTGGCTCGGTGACTATCGCGTTCGGAGGTGCAACTATGAGCGCCACACTCACGGACTACATCAACATTGATTGCGATGCGATGAACGCCTACAGACTCCCAGCCGAGAACATGAACAACAAAATCAGCGGAACCTTCCCGACACTCCAGCCGGGGATCAACACGATCGGACTGACTGGAAGCGTCACAAAGGTCGTAATAACTCCGCGCTTTTTTACTATCTGATAAGAGGCTTTTATCATGATCCCGATTTTATACAACACAATCACAGAGGGCACAGTCCCGACCGACTTCGGTCTGGGACCGCTCACCGATTGCCTCAAGGCCGAGGTCAAGGAAGAACGCAACGGCGCCTATGAGCTGACGCTCAGCTATGCCTCGGACGGCATACATGCCGAGGACATACAGGTCAACCGCTTTATTATGGCAAAACCGAACTACACGGACAGCGCCCAGATCTTCCGCATCTATAAAGTCGGCAAGGCTATCAATGGACGCTTTGAGGTCTCCGCCCAGCACGTCGCTTATGACTTGAGCGGGAAGGTGATCTCGACGGGCACGGCTTCGTCCTGCGTGGCTGCGTGCACTTTGCTCACAACGCAGGCTGGAAGTTTTACCATAAACACGGACAAGACAGTCAGCGCATCCTTCACGATCACAGAGCCGTCAAGCGTGCGCTCGTGGTTCGGAGGAAAAGCGGGCAGCCTTCTCGATGTCTATGACGGTGAGTGGTTATATAAT